GTGCAGGGCCTGGCACCGAACGAATGGGCGCGCGCGGCGCTGGAAGCTTATCAAACATATGAGGCCGACCGGATTGTCGCTGAAGTCAATCAGGGCGGCGATTTAGTCGAGACCGTGATCCGGCATATCGATCGAAACGCAGCGATCACGAAAGTGCATGCGACACGCGGCAAGTGGCTGCGCGCGGAACCGGTGGCGGCGCTCTATGCCGAGGGCCGGGTGAGCCACGTAGGTGTTCACAAAGAACTGGAAGCCCAGATGCTGCTGTTTGGCGGCGATGGACGGGCAGCGGGGCGCAGTCCGGACCGGTTGGATGCGCTGGTGTGGGCGATAACGGATTTGATGCGTCACGAAGCCAAGCCGCCGGAGCCTCGGTTGCGGTTGGTTTGAGGTGGGTGATCAGTTGCGTGGTGTGGTTGGCGCGCGATGAGTGCGCGATGTGGGGAAGTCCGATCGCGATTTGAGAGTGTCGAGATAGCATCGCGCTGGGTCCTCGGATCAAGCCCGAGGATGACAAACGATAGTATCGATCCGGAGATGGTAATGGTGAGTATGGTGGAGCGGATGGGAAATTGGTGGCCGGCGGCAATTGCTGGCAAGCCAGCTCGGCCCGAGGAGAGAAAAAGTGCCGGAACCTTGTTTGCCATGGAGGGTATTGGTCGACCGGTTTGGAGCGGGCGCAATTATGCGGGTTATGCCCGCGAGGGCATGATGCGCAATGCGGTGGCCTATCGCTGTGTGCGCATGATTGCGGAAGCGGCAAGCTCGGTGAAGTTGGTTGGGGCGCAGGGGCTGGAGCAGGTCAGCGATCATGGCGCGCTTGAACTGCTGAGGCGACCGGGCCCGGGACTGACCGCTGCGGATTTGTTCGAGCGCTGGTATGGCACTTTGCTGGTTTCGGGGAATGTCTACGTGCATGCCGTGGCGGTTGGCGGTCAGGTCCGCGAGCTCCAGTTGTTGCGACCGGACCGGGTCACTGTGATGCCGGGCCGGGATGGTTGGCCGGCTGGGTATGAGTATACGATCGATGGTCGCAAGACGGTGTTGAACGGCGACGCGGTTGATGGGGTCTCAAAGGTGTTGCATGTGAAATTGTTCCACCCGGTCGATGACCATTATGGATTGAGCCCGATGGAGGCGGCAGCCAACGCGATCGACATTCACAATACTGCAACACGGTGGAACAAGGCGTTGCTCGACAACGCAGCAAGACCATCTGGCGCGCTGGTTTATAATGCTGGCGGACAGCTTTCGGGAGAGCAGTTCGACCGCTTGAAAGAAGAGCTGGAACACAGTTTCCAAGGCGCCCGCAATGCCGGTCGGCCAATGCTGCTTGAGGGCGGCCTGGATTGGAAGGCAATGAGCCTTTCGCCGCGCGATATGGATTTTATTGAAGCCAAGAACGCGGCGGCCCGCGAGATTGCGTTGGCCATGGGCGTGCCGCCGATGTTGCTTGGTATTCCCGGCGACAACACCTACGCCAACTATCAAGAAGCAAACCGGTCGTTCTGGCGCCAGACGGTGCTGCCTCTGGTGGAGCGCTCGGCGCGGGCGCTGTCGACCTGGCTGGAGCCCGCGTTTGACGAGGCGATCGAGTTGAAACCGGATGTTGAGACATTGGATGCGCTGCAAACGGAGCGCGAGGCGCTTTGGCGTCGGGTGGAACAGGCATCGTTCTTGTCAGATGACGAGAAGCGCGCGGCTGTAGGGTATGGCGAACGATAGCGTTTGAGTGTGTAGACCCAACCTACCGCCTCGCGTTTGATCAAACAGTAACCAGGGAAACATCAATGAACCAAGCGAGCGTTGCGGGGGAAGCCCGTGCGGACGAGAACGTGTGCCTGGAGCGTGCCGATGAGGTGAAGTTCTGCCGAACGGATCTCAAAGCGGTGGATCAGACCGGTTTGTTCGAAGGCTATGCAAGCGTCTTTAATCGGCAGGATCTCGGCCGTGACGTCGTGCTGCCGGGGGCGTTCCGCAGGAGTTTGAAAGCTCGGGGCCCCACGGGAGTGCGAATGCTGTTTCAGCATGATCCGAATGAGCCGATCGGCGTGTGGGAAGAGATCCATGAGGATGCCCGGGGGCTATATGTGCGGGGGCGCATCATGGTCGAGGTTGCCAAGGGACGCGAGGTGCTGGCGCTGATGCGGGCGGGCGCACTTGATGGCTTGTCAATCGGGTTTCGTGCCGAACAGGGCGTGAGGTCGAAGCGCACCGGGGTGAGACGTCTCAGCCAGGTCGATCTCTGGGAAATCTCGGTGGTGACATTCCCGATGATGCCGGATGCGCGCATATCGAAAGTGAAATCGGTGCCAGGCAAACGCGAAGTGCCGACACCACGCGAATTCGAACGATGGCTCACGCAGGACGCTGGGTTCACACGTTCACAGGCACGCGCCGTGATGCGCGATGGCCTCAAGGGGCTCGATCCCATGCGGGATGCGGGAGCGAGCCATACCGTGCGGCAGGTGCTGAGCCAGCAGATCGCCGAAGCTGCCCGCTTGATGCGGGAAGGTGCAAGCGATCTCAGGCGTTGAGCTGACCGCGGAGTGAAACTGCAACGAAGGATCAAAGAATTGAACGATATGGAAAACAAGGCGATGGACGGCGATGTGAATATCGCGTTCGAAGAATTTATGCGCGCCTTCGAGGCGTTCAAGGACACCAATGACGAGCGGCTCGGCCAGATCGAGCGGCGTATGACGTCGGATGTTGTCACGACCGACAAGCTGAGCCGGATCGATCGTGCGCTCGATGAGCACAAACGCGCCGTTGATGATCTGGCGCATCGTGCGAGCCGTCCTGAACTTGGACGTAGTGGGAGCGTGAGTGGGGCAGCCTTGCAGCACAAGACGGCGTTCCACGGATATGTGCGATCCGGCGAGACGGGAACGCTGCGTGAGCTTGAAGGCAAAGCCTTGTCGGTCGGATCAGATCCGGATGGTGGCTACCTGGTGCCCGACGAAACGGAAACCGCGATCAATTCGTCGTTGCGCGATATCTCGCCGATCCGAGCGATCGCGGGTGTGCGGCAGGTGTCAGGCACGGTGCTCAAAAAACCGTTTGCCGTGAGCGGAGCAGCAACCGGATGGGTTGGTGAAACCGATGTGCGCGCCGAAACCGCCTCACCGACGTTGGCGGAGCTGTCGTTTCCAACCATGGAGCTTTATTCCATGCCGTCGGCGACGCAGTCACTGCTGGATGATAGCGCGATCGACATCGATCAATGGATTGCCGATGAAGTGCGCACGGCGTTTGCCGAGCAAGAAGGATCAGCGTTCGTCACGGGCGATGGCATCAATAAGCCAACCGGGTTCTTGTCGGTGACGACGGTCGACAATGGCTCGTGGAGTTGGGGCAATATCGGAACAATCGCAACGGGTGTCGCCGGTGATTTCCCGGCAAGTGATCCAGCCGACATCCTGATCGATCTCGTCTATGCGCTGAAGTCCGGCTACCGGGCGAACGGACATTTCGTGATGAACCGTTCGACGCAATCAGCGGTGCGCAAGCTGAAAGACGGCGCTGGCAACTATCTGTGGCAGCCCGCGCACGCACCGGGCCACGCCCCGACACTCATGGGGTATGCAATCGCTGAGTCCGAAGACATGCCAGACATGGCGGCTGATGCCAATGCAATCGCGTTTGGTGATTTTCAGAGGGGGTATCTGATTGTCGACCGGGTTGGCATTCGCGTGCTGAGAGACCCGTATTCCGCCAAGCCATACGTGTTGTTCTACACGACCAAACGTGTGGGCGGCGGCGTGCAGGATTTTGATGCGATCAAGTTCCTGAAATTTGGCGCTTAGTCGACAACATCAAACTGGCAACTGCTGTCTGCTTCCTCCTGGTAGGCAGCCACACTGCAGCCGGTGATGCGTGACGGAGTCCGCATGTGCCGGTTGCTTTTTCCGAGAGAGGCAAGACGCTTGAGCGGCTGCAGAGCCGGGCGGCTTGTTCTGGACGACAAACCTAGGACAACAATCATGACGTTAACGCTGCTCAGTGGGCCGGCGGTGGAGCCGCTCGACCTGGATGATGTGAAAGCCCACCTCCGACTTGATGGAGACGACGAGGATGCGTTGCTCACGAGCCTGATCGCAACGTCGCGCAGTCATGTCGAGGCAGCGCTCGGGGTGGCGTTGATCACGCAGGCCTGGCGGCGACAAGATGATTGTTGGCCGCGCTCGGGTGTGGTGGCGCTGATGACGCGTCCGGTGCAAAGCGTTGATCGCATCGCGGTGCGCGGCGCCAACGGTGCCGAGACCTTGGTCGCGGCCAGTGACTATACGATGGATTTGGCAAGTGGACGACTGGCGCCGGTTTTCCGGTGGCCGGAGCCTGGTGCAAGACTGGGTGGTATCGAGATCGATTTCACTGCCGGCTTTGGCGCGGTGGCAACGGATGTGCCCGAGCCAATCCGGCAGGCACTGAGATTGTTGGTGGCGCACTGGTATGAGGTGCGCTCCCCGGTCAACATCGGAACGATGGCGACGCGCGTCCCCGATACGGTGTCAGAGCTATTGCGTCCCTTTCGGGCGGTGCGATTGTGATGCGCGGGCAACGTCAGGCGCCGCGAATTGGCGCCATGCGTCACCGGGTGACGATTGAAGAACCGGTGCGCACAAGTGATGCAGGCGGCGGCGCTGAAATCACCTGGCAGGCTGTGGCAACCGTGTGGGCGGAGTTGCAGCCGAGGTCAGGGCGTGAGGTTTTCGAGAGCGATCAACTGGGTGGGCGTGTGACGCACGATGTGCGGCTGCGATACCGCGATGGCATGACACCGAAGATGCGGATCACGCATGGTGGGCGGGTGTTTGATATTCGCTTTGTGGCCAACGTCGGCGAGCGCAAGGAATGGTTGATCCTGGCGTGTGAAGAGCGGACCGTGTGAGGGGCGGTTGGAACGATGCAAACCCGTGTCTCTCGCGACTTCGTTTTCGCAACGTGGATGGGGTTGCCAGGGCGGTCGACATGTCGACGTGCCGACGCGCCGAAATCTAAGATTTTCAAAAATCGAATGAGGAGGACGTCATGTCCGATCCGGGTTGGGCGTTGCAGAAGGCTGCCTACGCGGCACTGATAGCGGATATCGATGTGCTCGCTGAGCTAGGTGGCCCACACATCTTTGATCATGTGCCGCGCAAAACACCACCCCCTTACGTGACGTTTGCTCAAAGCGTCACGCGGGACTGGTCGACTGGTGACGCTGAAGCGCACGAGCATACGCTGACGCTGCATGTCTGGGCCGAAGCGCGCGGGCGCAAGAAAACGGCAGCAGTGCAAGGTGCGTTACGTGCTGCACTGCACGACCAGGTGTTGACGCTTGATGGCCATCGGCTGGTGAACCTCAGGCATGAGTTTTCAGAAATCAGGCGTGAGCTGGATGGCGAGCAGCTCAGAGGATTGGTGCGGTTTCGCGCTGTGACAGAACCGGTGTGAGGCATGGGTTGAACAACATGATGAAGACGGAGACATAGATGGCGGCGCAGAAGGGTAAAGACCTGCTGTTGAAAATCGACAGCGATGGCATGGGCAATTTTGTGACGGTAGCCGGGTTGAGGTCGCGATCCATCGCGTTCAACGCCGAAACCGTCGATATCACGCATCAGGAGTCGGCAGGGCAATGGCGCGAGCTGCTAGTTGGTGCAGGCGTCAAGGGCGCGCGCATTGCGGGTTCAGGTGTGTTCAAGGATGCAGCCTCAGACGAGTTGGTAAGGGCGACATTCTTTGGAGGCGTGGTGCGCGATTGGGAAATCGTAGTGCCGGACTTCGGCACGGTGGCCGGTGCGTTCGAGATCACATCGTTTGAACTGAGCGGACGCCACGATGGCGAAGTGGCGTTTGAGTTGGCGGTGGAGTCGGCAGGGCTGTTGGCGTTTTCTGCTGCATAGCGGGGTGACCCGCATGATGGCCACAGGCCCGAACGCAATCGCAATGAAGCAAACTGAACGGAGGGCTGAGGCATCATGCACAACAAGCATCGGGGTGAGATTTCAGCGCGGCTTGATGGGCGCGATTATCGACTTTGCTTGTCACTGGGCGCGCTGGCTGAGCTAGAGGCCGCTTTCGGGGAAGACGACATGATCGCTCTGGCGTGTCGCTTCGAAAGCGGGCGGCTCAAGGCAGGCGATGCGATAAGCATTATCGGCGCTGGGCTGCGTGGCGGTGGCGCGGATATTAGTGACGAAGCCGTGGCTGCCATGCGCGCAGATGACGGAGCAGCCGGATATATGTCGATCGTGGTCCGCCTGTTGGAAGCGACTTTTGGCGGGGCAGAAACAACTGAGCCGATGATCAAAAGTTCAACTCAGAGTTCAGTGCGAAGCGATGCCCTCCAGGAGGTGGGCACGCCCGACCCTTTCCTTGGGACGACGTAATGGCATTTGGGCTTGGTGAGTTGCGGTTGTCGCCCGGGGAATTCTGGAAAATGACACCACGCGAGATCGTGGCCGCAGCAGGGGCGACCGGCGCGCTTAGCGAGGCCCCCCCAAGCCAGGCCCGGTTGGCCGACCTGATGGCACAGTATCCAGACACAGGAGTGGGAGATGGAAGAGGACTTTGAAGCAGCAATCGATCATGCGCTGCAACAGACCCGGCAGATGAGCCAGGAGGTGCAACGCCTGGACCGGTTGGGCCAACAGTTTTCGCGCACCATGGGGCGGGCGTTTCAGGACATGGTCGTGCGCGGAAAGGGCTTTGGCAATGTGCTGCGAGGACTTGGCCAGCAGCTTGCCAAACTCGCACTTCAAGCCGTTTTGAAACCAATTGGTAGCGCGATCGGCCAAAGCGTTGGACAGGGGTTGGGCAATCTCTTCGGTGGAGGGTTTGCCAACGGCGGTGCGTTTCGTGGTGGCGCGCCGGTACCGTTTGCGCAGGGCGGTGTCGTGGCGGCACCTACGTATTTCCCGCTGGCAGGCGGAAAAATGGGGCTGATGGGCGAGCGCGGTGCTGAAGCTATC